TATAGTAATTATCCAACAACTTCTTCTATAGTTTTAACTTGGCTAGAAAATCAGTCATTTTCAGCATCATATTTTGATTCTGAAAATAAAGATGCTTTAGTAAATGCAGTCCCTGATTATTTAAGAGATGATCCTGAAAATGATTCTTATTCATTATTTGTTCAAATGGTTGGGCAACATTTTGATAATATATGGATTTATTTAAAAGATATTTCTAATAAATTTGACGCTGATAATAGGTTAGATTTTGGGATATCAAAAGATATAGTAGCTCAAGCCATTAGAGATTTAGGATTAAAAATATACCAAAATAATTTTTCTACAGGAGACTTGTATTCTGCTTTATTAGGCTATACAATATCTGGAAGTAATTTAAATATACCCAATATTACCGGATCTTTACCTGTTCCATCAGGTTCAGGTTTAGAATATATAAATACAGTTATAACAGCTTCTAGTCCTAATGCTTTAGAACCTTTAGATGATATTAATAAAGAAATATATAAAAGAATTTATCATAATTTACCTATTTTATTAAAGAAAAAAGGTACTCCTGAAGGATTACAATTATTATTGAATATATATGGTGTTCCTGAGACAATATTAAGAATAAATGAGTTTGGAGGTAAAATTACTAGATTAACTAATGATTGGGATAATTTTGTTGATCAATTTAACTATGAATATTTTACTACTAGTTCAGGATATGTTGAAGTTCCTTTACTTATAGCTTCAGGCTCTGGATCTGGTTCATTTAATGAAATTACTTCATCTTTTAGTATAGAATTTAGATTTAAAACAACTGGTATACCAACTGATCCAAATGCTTATAATCAAATAATAGCTTATGCCCCAGAAAATGATTTATTATTAGCTTTAGAATATACAGGATCTGGTTATATTAGTGGATCATATAGTGGTTCAATACCTGATCCTTATAACACTTGGGGTACTTTAAAATTTATTGAGTTATCATCTGGTGCTTCTTCTAGTTTATATTTACCATTCTTTAACGGTAATTGGTGGTCAGTTATGTATAATTTTAATGATGAATTTAATTGGATTTTAGAAACAGGTTTCTGGGATGATAATGGTATATGGATTAGTACTGAAAATTGGTTAGATTAAATATTTATAATTAAATGGCTGTTTTATACGCTAAAAATAAAATTTATACTGGATATGATGGTAGTGATATAGGGTTTCAAGCCTCATCTAGTGTCTTATCTTTAGCTTTCTCTACAGTTCAAAGTGGAAGTTTTTATTTATCATATTCTTCTTCTTTAAATATAGCAGGAAAAACATACATCCCATTTTCAGGATCTTTTCAAGAGTTAAGATTTTATAAAATTAATTTAAATGAAGATAGATTTGATGATTATGTGATGAATCCTTACTCTATAGAAGGAAATCAAGTTACTGGTCCTCAAAATTCTCTAAATAAATTAATTTTTAGAGCACCATTAGGAACAGTTTTAGATAGTGGTTCAAACACTACTCGAACCTCTATCCATCCCTCCATCTCAGTTATACCCCCAACTCAATCTTTTACTATAAATAACATTAATAGTAGTAGTGTTTATTATTTATATGGTTCACATTCTTTTAATCCTCAAGTAGAAGTAATATATCAAGATCAAGCTAGTGTAGGAATAAAAAACTCAGTAGCTGAAAAAATAAGAATTATAGATATGATTCTTCCTTCTGGAAATACTTTATCTCCATATATATCTATACAACAAACCTCTCCATTAGGGATAAATTTTACAAAAGATGTAAATTATGTTGAAGCTGCTTTTTCTCCTCAAGATGAAGTTAATGATGACATTATAGCTCAGCTTGGAGATTTTAATGTAGGTAATTACATTGGTGATCCAAGACAAGTATCATCTTCTTTAACTTATTATCCTGATTTTAATAAATTAAGAGATGAATATTTTTCTAAATATATTCACAATTATGATTTGTGGGATTATATAAGATTAATTAAATTCTATGATAATTCATTATTTAAAATGATTCAAGATTTTACACCTGCAAGATCAGGATTAGCTACAGGTATTGTTATTAAACCTACATTGCTAGAAAGATGTAAATATCCATTACCTCAAGCTACTATAGAAAGCGAAATAACATTTGTAGGAAATCCATTAACACCAACATTTAATACCCCTTATTAATGTCAGTTAAGAATATAATAATAACTAGTTCTATTAATAGTTTACCTACTTTATCATATGGGCAAAAAACTTATATTCCTTCAACAGATTATCAATCTTTTCCAATTGTTAAAGTTATTGGTGAATACGGATTAAACTATAGATTTGGAATAACCCAATCATTTTCAGAATCTATAAATACCCCTTCAGGTAGGGTAACTTCTATCAACAGTGTTGGATATGAATTCATTGATGGTCAATTTAAAGGATCAACTTTTGTAGCCACAGATGGAGAATTATCTAGTGATAATCCATTTTTAGAACCTAATAATATATTATCTAATTATGTTACTGTTTTATATTTTGATGATACTGTTAGTTTTGGCGCTCCAGGTCCTGCTATAACTCCTCAAAGTAATTTTTTAAACCCTAATACATCTCCAAATTCCGGAGAAATATACTTATCTATTGTTAGAAGAAACTATAATATTGGAGGTATATTAACTCCTCAATATAGAGTAGAATATCTTAAAATAGCAACAATAGATAGTAACGGAAATGATAATGTTCCATCTTTACAAGGTTTACAAGATATTTTTATACAATATTCTAATGGAAATATTAGACAATATAATATAACTAATATAGTTCCTGGTCCTGATTATTACTTATTTAAAGTAACTACAACAACTGCTTACACTTCTGTAGATTCTAGAAGATTAAATTATAATGTTAGTGCTTCAAATTTATTACAATTAAATTTTGGCCCCTTATCTTCTTCTATTATAACATATTTAAATACTCCTACACCTATTAACCCACTAGGATATTTAGATATTAATACAGGTGTATATACATTGGGAGACACCCCTAATATACAGTTAGATTTTACTGCTAGTACAACTGTTTCTAGTACTACTTCAGCTACAGTTTCAGGATTTCTTTATTTAATGGAATATCCTAGTTTAACTCCAACACCTATAGGAGAACAATTCAACTCAGTAGCCTCACCTTACAATGTTTTAATTACAGGATCTTTTACACCTATAGAAGGTCAATCATATGCTTTAGTGTTTGCTAATTTTACTTTAGGTCATACTGCTTCATTAAATTTTACTCAATTTAACATAACTCAATCTTCAATAGTTTTTCCAATATCAGGAAACCAAGATTTAGTTATTTTTTCTCCTTATTTATCTCAAAATTTCTTTTATAATGATTGGAATGCTTTATATGGTAATGCTGATGGATTAGAATTTGATCAAAATTTTATGAAAGTATTATATGATACTGGACAAGCTATTCCTACTAATCAAGAAGAAATTTTATCTGGATCAGCTGAAAGAGCACCTGTTAAACCATATAATTATGCTTTAAAAGCTCAAACATTGCCAAGATATGAAGGTGTAAGAACATATCAACAAAATGAAAATAAATGGACTGAAGGAGATATAGGTTTTGGAAAAGAACCTTCTGTTAAAACTGGTATAACATATTTTATTTATTTTTCTCAAATATACAATACTTATCCTATAGTAAAAAATAAAACCGGATTTACTATAAAATATTTAATTGATGAAGAAGGAAATGTTTTTACCCCAAATTTAAATTCAAGTGATTATTATAATTTAATAGATTCATTTGAAACTGGAAAAAAAGCATATGCTTCATTGTTAAATAGCTTAGCAACTAGTGATATCAATTCTCCTCAACTTATAAAATACTCAGGTATCTCATATAAACCAATTATATATGCTATATCAGCTTCAACAGCTAATATTGTTGATTGGACTAATACATTAGATTTTATTAATCTAGAAGGCATGATAGTACCTTCTACTCCTCCAGACTATGGATTTTATAGAGAAGCAGCTTTACCTCCACTTATACTAACTCCATCTAACCCAGTTGCAAATATTTTTGCTAGTGGTATAGAGTCAGGAATGGGATATGACATTCAAAATGGATGGGTAAATTCACTTCCTAATCCATATTATGAATTTAATGGAGTTCCTTTAACTTCTGTTAATATACGAGCAGAAGTAAAACCAAAAGGTTCAGGAACTGGAACTAGTACAATTCGATTAGAAATATGGTATAAAAGAGGAGGAACTGATACTTTATTATCTACTAGTGGAGACATAACTTTTGGAGCTTATTATTCTTCAGTCTTAGCACAAGAGAACAATTTTTATCCACAACCTAATGATCAAATTTATGTTTTAGCTAGACTTGTAGGAGGAAGCAGTGTAACACTCCAGTTTGCTAATACTGTTAATTATGATACCTCTTTAAAAATAACAACAAATGCAGCTCAAAATACATCAGTCACTGCTCCTTTTTGGACAACTGGATCTTCAGTCTACAATAATTCCTCAGCTTCTATATCATTAACTAGCTCAGTTTCATTAGGAGTAGCTCTTCAAGGAATGTATAAACAACAAGATATTCCAAATTCTGGATTTGAACCTATTGAATTCCCATCTTTAATTCTTCCTGGAGATGAGATTAGATTTGAGTATGATGAAGCTACTGCTTATAGAATAGTAGAAGTACTACCATCATCATCTGGAACTGATCCTTTAATTCTTTTAACTTTAGATCGACCTTTTCCAGTATCCCCATCCATAAATATAAATCATTTTATAATAAGAAGACCTGTAAAAGATTTCAATTTAACACTAGACACTACCCCTACAGTTACTGATTTTGGATTTTTATTTCCTGAATATCCAAGTGATAAAGTAAATAATAACTTACAAAATATAATAAAAAATTTAAATGAAAAAGGTTTACTCTAATAATATTTATAATAAAAATCAATAAAAAATGGGATATCTTAACAATGCAGTAATAACAGTAGACGCAATCCTAACAACAAAAGGAAGAGAGTTATTAGCTAGAAATGATGGTACTTTTAGAATTACTCAATTTGCTTTAGCAGATGATGAAATAGATTATACATTATATAATCCTAACCATCCATCTGGTTCAGCTTTTTATGGTGAAGCTATTCAGAATATGCCTTTACTAGAAGCGTTTCCTCAGGAAACTCAAATAATGAAATATAAATTAGTTACATTACCTAGAGGAACAGCTAAGTTACCGGTTCTTGATTTAGGATACTCAGCCATAGTAATTAAACAAGGAGCTCAACTAGCTATTACTCCTCAAACTTTAAACTATTTTGGAGGTAATACTTTTGAAAGCTCAGGATATACAGCTACAATTTCAGATGTTCGGTTAATGAGTACATTTGAGGGAGTAGGTATAAATACTCCATCCGCTCAAGCTCTTAACTCTACAACAACTTTAGGTACTAATGTATCTAAAACAGTTGTTGGTACAACAATAAATTTAAGAGCTACAACTGTTAATACACTATTTGGATCTAATAATCAATTATATGCTACTTTAACTGTAGAAGGTAGAGATAGTGGCGCTAGATTAACAATTCCTTTAACTGTAACTAAAATATTATAATAAATAACATATGTCATTCAATCGTTTATCTCCAGAAGATTTTGTTGTAAGTTCAGACTCAATAACTGCTGTTTTATGGTCAGGAGGAATATCTTCTTTAAGTGCTAGTTATACTTCTTCAGTACAAGAAGGAGGCACATCTGGACTTTTTTATCTTAATGTATTTCAAACACAATCTGATGACGCCTCAGCTGCTATTCAATTTGCTATAGCATATGGTAATCTTAATGGTAGTGGAAGTAATTTTTACAATAATTCTGTTATAGGAGCTTCCCCAACAAGAACTACTTATGGACAATATAGAAATTTAATTATCGGAGATGAAAATACAAATTTTGCTTTTGGTAGTATTACATCTTCAGAATTTTGGGCTATATCTGTTGATAGAACACGTTATAAACAAAGTTTATTCCCTGGTTCATTATCTTTAGTTCTTTCAGGTAGTAACGGTTATATAACTTTAACAGATAATAGTCAAGTAGCTACATCAATAATATTTAATGATGCGGGGAGAGTATTTCAAATAGTTAGTGGATCTCAAGGTTTAATATATACAGGAACAAACAATAATGGATATAGTATAAATTCAGGATCATACGGTTGGTTTTTACCAGATATTGGAACAATTTTATTAAATCCATTAGCATTATCAGAATCTATAGGATTAGCTTCAAATCAAACATATAATTCAGATGGTTTTAATTATAGAAGATTATATAACGCTATATTAGGAGGTGGCAGTTTTCAATTAAACAGCCAAGAAAATATTTCAGCAGATTATATATTTGTTAGAGCTAGAAATGCTGAATTTAATTATTCTGAAAATCCTAGTTATATATCTGGAAGTACAGGTGAATTGATATATAATAATTTTATTAATAATCCTCAAACATATGTTACAACAATTGGACTATATAATGATAACAATGAGTTATTAGCAGTAGCAAAATTGTCAAGACCTTTATTAAAAGATTTTACTAAAGAAGCCCTAATAAGAGTTAAATTAGATTTCTAAAATGAATGGGAGCTTACAAACAATTTTTAACCACAGATGTAATTGTTTCTCCATTTGAAGTACATAAGGAATTTGATTTTTATGGAACTTCTTTAATAGATCCTAATGTTGGTATAGAAAGACTTTTAGGTAGACATATAACTACCCCTACATTTGATTTAACAGAGCCAGTTACAGGTCAATTAGGATCTCAATATCAAAGACTAGTTTACCATTCTATTAAAGAACTTTATTATACTAATTATTTAACCTGTAGTTATGGAGATTTAGCTAATAGACCTGTTTTAATACCGGGAGTTAGTTCAAGTGGAGACGTATTAATAGGATCAGCTAGTTCAACAAATTATTATAATTATCTTCAAACTGATTTATCTTATCCTAAATTTTTTCCTACATGGTCTAATGCTACTATTGGTGTAATTTCTATTCCTGTTAGATTATTTGGAGATTATATTGAACCTTATTCTTTTACTTTATCTATAGGTAATGGAACTGGAAGTTTAGTATTGACAGATGATGGAGAAGGCAATATTTTATTTAGTAGTAGTAGAGTTGATAATGAAATAGTGGGTAATATATTTTATCCTCATGGTATAATAACCATAACTGGTAACCCTAATGTTTATAGTAGCTCATATACATTTACTACATCATCAGTTTATGGCACAGCTGTGTATGGAAATGTTAATAGTACTTATGGTGGTTTGACTCCTTTTTATTTAGAATTATTAGCTTTTATTACTTCTTCTAACATAACATGTTCATTTAATAGTACATATACTATTTATGAAAACCAATATAAGTGCACCATAAGAGAAAATGAATTTAATTATACTTTAAATCCAAGTACATTTACTAGTAGTCTTTCCGGATCTGTTTTAGATATTAACTTTAATCTTTCTCCATGTGATGTTACAGCATCACTAGCTACAGGCTCTACTCTTATTCAAGGGATACCATATGATTATGTTAATCAGTTTTATTTTTCACCATACATTACTACAATAGGTTTATACAATGAAGCTCAAGAATTATTAGCTGTAGCTAAATTATCTCAACCTTTACCTACCTCACCAACTACAGATACAACAATATTAATAAATTTAGATAGATAGAATTTATGAAAAATTGGTTATATGAAAATAAAGTTATAGAAAAATTAGAAGATTTTCCAGCTGGTACCTACGGTTTTATTTATAAAACTACTCATTTACCTACAGATAGATCTTATATTGGTAAAAAAGTACTTTACCATAACTTAAAGAAAAAATTAACTAAAAAAGAACTAGCTGAACAAACAGGTCCTGGTCGTAAATCAACTACAAAAACAATTTCAAAAGAATCTGATTGGAAAACATATTATGGTTCTGCTAAACCTATTTTAGATATATTAAAATTAGGTAGAGAATATGAATTTGAACGTGAAATACTACAAATAGTTTATAATAAAAAATTATTAACTTATTATGAATGTAAGTATTTATTCTCATTAGGTGTTTTAGAAACTCCATCTGATTATTATAATGATAATATTTTAGGTAAATTCTTTAAAAAAGATTTTATACCCTTAAATTAGGGCTCCTAGATTATTATTCATATAATATAATCATGGTTAATAATGCTTTAACATATTTAATTGATTCTGTTTTAGGTAGAGGCAAACCAACATCTAAAGGAAACAAAGCATATCACTGTCCAAGTTGTAACCATCATAAATTAAAATTAGAAATTAATTTAGATGAAACATCACCTCATTTTCAATCATATCAATGTTGGGTTTGTGGATTTAAAGGTAAAAAATTAACTACTTTATTTAAAAAATTAGAAATAGATTTTGATAAAGTAAATCAATTAAAATTATTAGTTAAATCTTCTCCTAAAGATAAAGTACAAATTATTGACAATAAAAAGGTTAAATTACCTGATGAATTTATATCATTAGTTAATCCACCTAAAAATATATCTACTAAACATGCTTTACACTATTTAAAAAACAGAAATATAACTAGAGAAGATATAATTAAATATAATATAGGTTATTGTGAGTTTGGTAAATTTGCTAATATGATTATTATACCTTCATATGATGCTGAAGGTAATCTTAATTATTTTACCGCAAGAAACTTTGATAAAAACTCTTCAATCAAATATCGCAATCCTGATGTCTCTCGAGATATCATTGGATTAGAACTTTTTATTAATTGGAATGTACCAATTACTTTATGTGAAGGTATGTTTGATGCTATTGCTATTAAAAGAAATGTTATACCATTATTAGGTAAAACAATTCAAAATAGCTTAATGAAAAAAATAATTAACTCTTCAGTACAAAAAATATATATAGCGTTAGATAAAGACGCAATCAAGCAGGCCCTAAATTTCTGTGAAACATTAATGAACGAAGGTAAAGAAGTTTATTTAGTGGATTTAAATGAAAAAGATCCAAGTGACATGGGGTTTGTTAATTTTACTAATTTAATCCAAAACACTTTACCTTTAACTTTCTCAAATTTACTTGAGAAAAAATTACAAATAATATGATAGAAAAAGGTCACTCAATCCATAAAAAAAGTATTAAACGTATACTTGAAGTAGATCCTGAAGGTAAACAAGTTAATTTTTTAGATAATAGATTTTATAAAAGAAATAATGAATATTATCCTTCTGTAACTAGTATCTTAAGTTATTTTCCTAAAGGTAAGTTTTTTGAGAATTGGCTTAAAGATGTAGGACATAATGCTGAACATATAGCTAGAAAATCAGCTGATGAAGGTACTCAAACTCATAGTTTGATTGAAAAATACTTAACTGGTGAACAAATCAATTGGTTAGATGAATATGGGCATGCAACTTGTTCATTAAATGTTTGGCAGATGTTACTTAAATTTGTTGAATTTTGGGAAACTGAAAAACCTGAACTAGTTGAAAGCGAAATACATTTATTTTCAGATATCCATAAAATAGCTGGTACTTGTGATTTAGTTGTTAGACTTAGAGATGAATTATGGATATTAGATATTAAAACTTCTAACAGTTTACACACTTCATATGATTTGCAATTAGCCGCTTATACTACTTGTTGGAATGAAACATTTGAAGATAAAATTAAACGTAATGGTGTTATTTGGTTAAAATCATCTAAACAAAAAGCCGATAAAAAAGGTGAAAAAATACAAGGTAAAGGATGGGAAGTATATGAATCATCACGTCCAATTGAAGAAAATTGGAGTCTATTCACTAAAGTATATGATCTATTTAAACTAGAAAATAACAATACTGAACCAGTATTTAATAAATTTCCTACATCAGTTAAATTGAATTCTTAAAAATATTTAATATTTATGAGGGACTTGGCTTACAAAAGCCTCTTACTTATATTTATGAAGTATGATTAAACTTACTGAATTATTATTAGAAGCTATAGATAAGCCTAAAGCCATTATTATGGCAGGTGGAGCAGCGGTAGGTAAATCAACAGTACTTAAATCTATTGAACCTCTAATAAAAGATTTTACAAATCTTAATGCTGACAAATATGTAGAAGACAAAGAATCACCAATGTATGGTAATTTATCAGCTGCTTCTTCTCAAATTAGAAAAAAAGATCTACCAAACGCTATAGAAGCTAAACGTAATTTAATTTATGACACAACAGCTTCTAATGTTAAAACATTACAACCAATTTTAGATGAACTAAAAAATAATGGATATGATGTA